ACTAGCAGAAGATATGGAAAGATTGATGAGATCAATTGAAAGAATTGACGCTAAAATAGATAGATTGCAGAATAGAACTTACTTCCAAGATTAAAATTCGTATAAATAGTAGAGAAACATAATTTTTTATGGAACATTACTATGTCAGAACCAAATAGCAAATCAGCATTAAAAGAATACATCAAAAGAAAACTAGGTGCACCTGTTTTAGAAATCAATGTTGATGATGATCAGTTTGATGATAGAATAGACGAAGCATTACAGTACTTTAGAGAGTATCATTATGATGGTTCAATCAAGTGTTATCTAAAACACCAAATCACTGCTGATGAAATAACAACTATGAAATCAGATGAGTCTTTTACCGAGACTGCAGCTGGTTCACAAGTTCATACAGATCAACAATATAAACTTCAACAAAATTATATCACACTTCCTGAGTTTGTCTTGTCAGTTATAAACATTTTTCCTTTCAATGATAAACATAATTTGAATATGTTTGATCTAAGATACCAATTGAGGCTAAATGATATCTATGATCTAACAGCAACAAATATATTGTACTACTCAATGGTACAACAACATATTCAATTATTAGATCAAATTCTGGTAGGTAGAACACCTATCAACTATTCTGCTCATCAAAATAGGTTGTATTTACATATGGATTTTGATTCTATAAATGCAGGTGAATACATCATCATTGAGTGTTATAGAAAAATCGATCCTACAGACTTTACAGACATCTATAACGACATGTGGTTGAAAAGATACGCAACTGCATTGGTAAAATATCAATGGGCAGAGAACTTATCCAAGTTCTCAGGAATACAATTACCAGGTGGGGTAGCATTAGATGCTGAAAGAATGAAGACAGAAGCTTCAGAAGAGATTAGGAGACTAGAAGAAGAATCAAGGCAGAATTATGAAATGCCTATTATGGACCTAATGGGGTAGCGAATGCCAACAAATGTATATTTCAATCATGCAGTATCGACTGAACAACATCTATATGAAGATTTAGTTGTTGAGTCTTTACGCTTTTACGGTCATGAAGTATACTATTTACCTAGAGAGATTGTAGAAGAAGATAAAATACTAGGCGAAGATGTTCAGTCTACTTTTGGTGATTCTTATCAAGTAGAGATGTACTTAGACAATGTTGAAGGTTTTGAGGGTGAAGACTTGTTCTCAAAATTCGGAGTCCAAGTACAAGAAGAAGCAACATTCACATTAGCACTTAGAACATGGGAAAGATTTATTTCGTTAGACAGCAATCTTGCAACAAGTCTAAGACCAAATGAGGGTGATCTCATATACTTTCCAATGTCTGGTTCTTTATTTGAAATAAGATATGTAGAAGACCAAAATCCTTTCTATCAGATTGGAAAACTTTTTGTCTTCAAACTCAAGTGTTCATTATTCGAATACTCAGGTGAAGACTTTGATACAGATATTGATGCTATTGATCTTGTCGAAGATGATAATGCATATACTATTGAAATGACGATGGCAGATGGTTCAGGCAATTATTATCCGAATGAAAACATATCGTACAACAGTTCAGTGATAGGTGAAGTTGTATCATGGGTACCTTCAACAAGTAAACTTACAATCAAAGATGTAACTAAAACACTAGAAGTAGGTGATACACTTGTGGGTGCTGGTGGTGCATCATGGAACATATCATCAATTACTGATATACTTACAATCAATGCAAATGAAGGTCTTGCAACAAACAAAGAGTTTGAAGATGCAGAAACATCTTACCTAGACTTCAGTGAAACAAATCCATTTGGTGAACCTTAATGTTTGGTACCTATTTTTACAATGAAACGATAAAGAGAAGTGTGTCTATCTTTGGTACACTTTTCAATAATATCAAAATCAAAAAAACTAAATCAGATGGTACTGTTCTAACTGAACAGATCGTACCTATTTCATATGGTCCAAAACAGAAATGGTTGCAAAGGCTCAATCAGGATCCAAAGAAAAGAGATGCGAACATCACTGCAATGTCTTTGCCTAGACTTGCATTTGAAATGACAGGTTTCACATATGATGCCACTAGACAACAAAATAAACTTATCAGACATGTAAATTCTACAACTGAAACAGGTGGAACAACTAGAAAGTTTATGTATCAGCCTGCACCTTATAATCTAAACTTTACACTATCTGCTATGTGTAAAAATATGACAGATGCTTTACAGATTGTAGAACAGATACTACCATACTTTCAACCAGAATATACAGTAACAATGAAGATGGTTGATGACTTGTCAGACACTAGAGATGTGCCTATAGTTCTAAACAACATTAGTTTTGAGGATTCTTATGAAGGAAACTTTGAAGAAAGAAGAGTTATAACATATAACTTTGAATTTACAATGAAGATATACTTCTTTGGACCTGTTTACACTGGTGATATTATCAAAAATGTTATTGAAAGGGACTTTATCAATGCAGATATATCTGGTCAATTTACTACAACTCAAATCAATGAGTCAGGTCTTATCAAAGAAGTCAAACATTATGAACCTGCTTTCTCAGCCATATCTAATACAGTATCCAACTCTACTACAATCACCTTTGATACTGCAATAAATAGTAAGATAAGTACAGGAGATGAGGTGTTTTATACAGGTAACACACCAAATCCAACTATAAGCAGTATTGCAGGAGATAGATTATCTATTGTTGTAGATACTGCAGTAACAATAACTGAGCCAAAAACATTAATGTTTGTAGGTTCTGTACAACCTGGTGACACATTTGTGGTAGCAGAAACAGTGAATTTTTATGATGAAGGAACATCTACAGTTTATAGTGATATAGATGAATAATTATGCCAAAAGATATAGATTCGAAACTTGATGATATACTGGATATATCTACCGAGATCAAAACAACAACAACAGAAGTAGTCAAAAAAGTTCCAGAGAAATCTCAGAACATTGAAACTGATTACAAATACACCAGAGAAAATCTTTATAATCTTGTTGAAAGAGGACAAGATGCTATCGATGGTATTTTAGATGTCTGTAAAGAAACAGAGAACCCTAGAGCATATGAGGTTGCAGGACAACTTATAAAAACCGTAGGTGAAACTGCAGAGAAACTTTTAGATGTTCAAAAGAAATTGAAAGATTTAGAAGGTGAAGAACAACAAAGAATAGGAAAAGTAGAAAATCATTTATATGTGGGTTCAACTTCAGAACTGCAAAAATTTCTGAAGAAAAAAGCACCTAAAGAATAATATGGTCCAACCTAAGAACGAAGGATATCTTGGAAATAACCTAGTCAAAAGAGCTGGGATTGAGACCAAGTATACAGAAGAGGAGATGCAGGAATACTTGAAGTGTTCCAAAGATCCTGTTCATTTTATCGAAAACTATACTCAGATTATATCACTAGATGAGGGGTTGGTTCCCTTTACTCTTCGTGGTTATCAACAAGGACTTATAGAACACTATAATTCCAATCGATTCAATGTTGTTCTTGCAAGTAGACAGAGTGGTAAATCGATTACTTCTTGTGCATACTTACTATGGTTTCTTCTATTCCATCCTGAAGTGACAGTTGCTATTTTAGCAAACAAAGGTGCAATTGCTAGAGAAATGATATCAAGGCTCGTAACTATGTTAGAGTCTGTACCATTCTTTCTGCAACCTGGTGTAAAGATTCTAAACAAAGGTAATATAGAGTTTGCTAATGATAGTAAAGTTGTGGCAGCTGCTACATCATCTAGTTCAATTAGGGGTCTATCGATTAACTTACTATACCTTGATGAGTTTGCATTCGTTGAGGGTGCAGAAGAGTTTTATACATCAACATATCCTGTGGTAACTTCAGGTAAAGATTCAAAAGTTATCATTACATCTACTGCAAATGGTGTTGGTAATATGTTCTACAAGATATATCAGTCTGCTGTCCATCAACAATCGGAATATAGGCATTTTACTATCAACTGGTATGATGTACCAGGTCGTGATGAAGAATGGAAGAAACAGACAATTGCCAATACCTCAGAAGCTCAATTCGAACAAGAGTATGGAAACTCATTCTTAGGAACTGGAAATACTTTGATCAATTCAGACACTTTATTAGGAATGATGGCAAAAGAACCTATATTTTCTCAGAATGGATTCAAAATGTATGAGAAACCTATAGAAGGACACACATATGTTTGTACTGTTGATGTATCTAAAGGTCGTGGATTAGATTATTCCACTTTTAGTATTTTTGATACATCTGTACAACCTTTTAGACAGGTAGCAACATTTAGGGACAATATGGTATCACCTTTACTATATCCAGATTTTATAAATAAGTATTGTAAACCATACAATGAAGCATTGGTTATTATAGAGAATAATGCTGAGGGTGCTATGGTTGCAACACAATTACATTATGATATTGAATATCCAAATGTCTTTGTTCAAGGACAACTGAAAGCAGAAGATATTGGTATCACAATGACCAAGAAAATAAAAAGAATTGGTTGTTCGACACTAAAAGAGCTTACAGAAGAGAATAGAATAGAATTAGTGGATAGAGAAACTATCACAGAATTTATGACATTTGTTTCAAAAGGAACATCTTATGAAGCAGACAGAGGATTTTTTGATGATTGTGTGATGAATTGTGTATTGTTTTCGTGGTTTATAACCACTGATTATTTTACACATTTGACAGATAAACAAGTAAAAGATTTGTTATATTCAGAACAACAAAGACTTATAGAAGAAGACCTAATACCACCAGGATTTTTTGATGGTTCAATGGAAAACCAATCATTTACGGATTCTATGGGCGATAGATGGTTTTTAGAAGATAAATAGTTGTTGTTGAATTTAGTAAGGTTATAAATAAAACAGTAAAACAAACTTTTTACATTAACAGGAGAAAAGTATGGCATTTCAAGTATCACCAGGCGTACAAGTCAATGAAATAGACTTGACAAATGTTGTGCCTGCAGTATCAAGCACAACTGGTGCTTTCGCAGGTACTTTCAAATGGGGACCTGTTGATGAAGTAGTAACAGTTTCAGACAGTAAAGGTTTAGTAGATGAGTTCTTTTCACCTGCAAACACAGATGTCGGAGCTGAAGACTTTTATTCAGCAGAAGCATTCTTGAAATATGGCTCTTCTTTGAGAGTAGTTAGAATCAACTCAACTGGTTTGTATAGTGCAAACCAAAGTGGTGCTTCAACTTCTCTATTAAAGAATGAGTCAGAATATGAATCAACTTACTCAGATGGTAGTCAATCTGCCACAGTAGGTAAGTTCGTAGCAAGATATGCAGGATCCCTTGGAAACTCACTAAAGGTATCAGTATGTGCTTCTTCCGACGCTTATTTCAATGACTCAGTGACCGCAGTAAATAATGGATCTAATGAACCTGCAGGACAAACATCTATTACAGTAGATGATTCCTCAGTATTTACAGTTAGAGACATCATCAAGTTTGTAGGACATGATACAAAATATCGTGTTACTGCTATAACAGATGGTACAAATATTGTGATCGAGGCATTGAATCAACCAGCAGGAACAGGTCTTACAACTACAGTAAACGATGACACAGCTATCGATAGATATTGGGAGCATTATGCTCTATTCGATAAAGCACCTGGCACTTCAGCATCAGCAACAGCTGCTGGTGGTAGTGCAGATGAAATTCACATCGTAGTAGTTGATGAAGATGGAGCAATCTCAGGTACAACAAATACAGTTTTAGAAACATTCGCTTTTGTTTCTTTAGCTTCAGACGCTAAAGATTCAACAGGTCAATCAAACTACTACAAGAAAGTTTTAGAAAGAGATTCTAAATGGATTTGGTGGTCAGGACATTCAACTGCAATGTTGACAACTGCTGCCGAAAACAGAACACATGCTGATTCAGTAACGACTGCATTCAGCAGACCAACAGCACCTGAAGTATCATCACTAAGTGGTGGTGCAGACGGCAGATCCCCAACTGCTGGAGAAAAATATGGTGCATGGTCAACACATTTTGCAGATGCTGAGACATTTGATATTTCCTTCTTGATCGTTGGTTCAACAAGAACAGACAACGGTTCAGGAACAGATCAAGATGTCGTAGCAGATCATAACACAATAGTAAATCAGGCTATCACACTTGCAGAAGCAAGAAAAGATTGCATGGTGGTTGCATCACCTAGAAGATCATCTATAGTCAATGTATCATCTGAAGCTACTCAGCTTTCAAATGTATTAGCAGACTTTAGTTCAGTGTCTTCAAGTTCATATGCAGTGTTAGACTCAGGCTGGGTCTATCAGTACGATAGATTCAACGATAGATATGTTTGGATACCAGGCAATGCTCACACAGCAGGTATCATGGCAAGATCAGACTTACTAAGAGACCCATGGTTCTCACCTGCAGGTTTCTCAAGAGGTCAATATCTTGGAATATCCAAACTTGCTTTCAATCCTAAGCAAGCTTCAAGAGATGACTTGTACAGAGCAAGAGTCAATCCAATAGTAACATTTCCTGGTCAAGGAACAGTTCTATTCGGTGATAAAACAGCACTAACATCACCATCTGCTTTTGACAGAATCAATGTCAGAAGACTGTTCATCGTATTAGAGAAAGCAATTGCAACAGCTGCTAAAGCACAACTCTTTGAATTCAATGATGCATTCACAAGAGCACAATTTAGAGCTTCTGTTGAACCTTTCCTTAGAGATGTGAAGAACAGAAGAGGTGTTGTAGACTACTCAGTATTGTGTGATGAAACAAACAACACAGACACAGTTATCGATAGAAACGAATTTGTTTGTTCAATCTTCATCAAACCGTCAAGAAGTATCAACTTCATAACATTGAACTTTGTAGCTGCTAGAAGCGGTGTAGAGTTTGAAGAAATTTACAGTGCAGTATAACAGGAGTAAAGAATGGCAACAATAGATCAATTCAAAGCACAACTAATCGGAGGAGGCCCAAGAGCTAACCGATTCAAAGTATTCATTCCTAGATCAGGAAATAGAATAGAATTCTTGTGTAGAGCTGCTAACATACCTTCTGCAACTGTATCAAGTTTTGATGTGAAATGGTTAGGTACCACAATCAAAATGCCTGGAGACAGAACATTTGAAAACTGGAATGTAACTATCATCAATGATATTGAATTTTCTTCAAGAACTGCTTTAGAGCAATGGCAGAACGAAATTCACGGTTTAGCAGACGGTGTTGGTTCTACAGACTTAGACTTTATGGTCTCAAGAGCTTATGTAGAACAATTAGATAAATCAGATTCAGTTTTAGCACGATATGAGTTCTTCAATTTATGGCCTACTACAATTAGTAACATTGAATTGAATTACGAAACAACCGATGCGTTAGAAACTTTTACATGTGATTTTGCTTTCTCTCATTGGGAAAGAGTACTTTAATAGAGTGAAATATAACGCCAATAAGGTGTTATAAATAAAATTATGGAATTATTCGGGTTTGAAATCACTCGCAAAAAGAGCGAGTTACGGTCATTAGAGGTCGCGAAAGCGCCCTCTTTTGTCCCACCAATCGATGATGACGGAACTCCCGTCATACAGAGTCAGCCTGGCGGTTTTATTACTGGCGGTGCATATGGTTCTTACATCGACATGGAAGGTGGTATCAAAAATGAGAGTGAACTCATTAGAAGATACCGTGAAACCTCACTAATTCCAGAAGTAGATTCAGCGATAGAAGATATCGTAAACGAATGTATAACTTCTGATAGTTCAGATAGGATAGTTTCACTCGATCTAAGAGATGTAAATCTCAAAGACAGTATCAAAAGTAAGATACAAGAAGAGTTCTATCATATCCTAAATCTAATGAAGTTCAATCAGAACTCTCATGAATTATTCAGAAAATGGTACATAGACGGAAGAATCTACTTTCATAAGGTCGTTGATAGCAATAGACCTAAAGTAGGTATCGTTGATATTAGAAACATTGATCCTATAAAGATCAAAAAAGTTAGAAACATTGATAAAAAGAGAGATCCTAAAACCAATGTTGAAAAAATAAGTAAGGTAGAAGAATTCTACCTATTCAACGATAAAGGTTTTGACAAAAGTGGTTCTGGTGAAGGAAACACAGTCAAAATTGCACCAGAAGCTGTATCATATACAACATCTGGTTTATTAGACTACACAAAGAATGTTGTAGTTGGCTATCTTCATAAAGCATTGAAGACTGCAAATCAGTTGTCAATGATTGAAGATGCTCTTGTTATCTATAGAATATCAAGAGCACCTGAAAGAAGGATATTCTACATTGATGTCGGTAACTTACCGAAAGCAAAAGCAGAACAATATCTTTCAGATGTAATGAACAGGTATAGAAATAAACTTGTTTACAATGCACAGACAGGTGAGATCAAAGATGATCGCAAACACATGTCTATGTTAGAGGATTTTTGGTTACCACGAAGAGAAGGTGGTAGAGGTAC